CTGCAAGCGTTCTTTCCATTTGACTGATTTGCCATACTGTTGCCATGTTGTTTCTCCTTTAGGATTCTAGTTGTGCGACTCGTGCGCGTAGTGATTGGATTTCTTTGAGCATCATTGGGACTAGCTTTGAGTAGTCAACGCCCATCATGTCGTCTTCAGTCTCGCCTTGTGATACAGCTTCAGGTGCAACCTCAAGTAGTTCCTGTGCAACCATGCCGTAGTCTTGATGTGAGCCATCAGCTTTCCAGTCAAACTTGCGTACTTGGATAGCGTCTACTTTGCTACCTGCGTCATCAGCGTCTGCAATGTTTTCCTTGAGGCGTTGGTCTGAGGAGGTGTTGTAGGCTGTTGCTGAAGCCGTGACACTAATACTACCTACGGTTGTGCCGTCTTTGCGGAAGTTAAGTATTGTCCCGTCATCAGTCAAACGGTTAAGTTCCATCACTGTGCCAGTTTTAGCAGCTTCAAACAAACCTGTGTTATTAATAACAGTACCCGTCACAGAGCCTGTTGAACTCGACACAGCGGTAGAAGTAGTACCCACCAGTAGGTTCCCACTGGAATCGATGCGCATACGTTCTGAGCCGACAGTCGTGAGTACCCCTGCGGAACTCCAAACGGCTCCCGTTACAAACTTGATATCACCTGTTCCCGCAGAGTAAACATTAAAGTCACTGTTTGCGGTGTAAGAACCAATACCTGCGTTGGTTCCACCTGAGCCAGTAAAGGCTATAGGGTTGGTTGAAGAAGCACCCAAGATCCCGCCGCCAAAGACATGCAAAGGAGCAGTAGGAGTCCCACCGATTCCCACGTTCCCGCTTGAGTCTATGCGCATACGTTCTGTGCCGCCAGTTTGGAAGATATGCTTACCAGAACCAGCAGTTTGAGCATTGTAGACAACGCCGTCATCGTTGCTAAGAGTGTTAGCAGTGCTAATTACTAAGCCTCGACTTGCTTGTCCAGTAAAAGTAGCGTGTGCGCTATTAACGCCTCCTCTTGCGTCTAAAGCTGTAGTAGGCGAAGCCGTACCAATACCCAAAGACTCCGCCGAAGCATCCCAGAACAACTTTGGAGTCGTGCCCGTATCTTCGTAGAAGCTGATGTCACCTCCTGAATCTATTACCATGCACTTCAATGCGTCTACACGGAAGTCTATTTTGCTATCTGCAACAGTATTACCTTCGTCGGCTTGCAGATAAATATTAGCACTAGCACCACTTATTTTACTGTAACCAGTGGCATTGGTATCTTCTATCTTGATCTGTGGGCTTGTAGAACTCAGATGCAACGTATTACTAGGCGAAGCTGTCCCAATACCCAAAGACTCCGCCGAAGCATCCCAGAAGAACTTAGGCGTTGTGCCTGTGTCTTCGTAGAAGCTGATGTCTCCTGTTGAGTGATTTATCTGAAAACGTGTTACAGGATTAGAATCTGAATCATCTACTGTCTGTATTTGTAGTTTACCTACGGCATTCCTAAGACGGGTATTTAGATCTGTGGTATCTGTTTCGCTTAAGAAAATTTTTGGACTTAAACCAGATATTTCAAAACTGCCAGTGAAAGAACCATCACCATCAACAGTCAAACCATCGCTGACCACACTCCCAGTAACGTCGACGCCTGTGGATGTGGTGGCTAGTTTTTCTGAGCCATCGTAATAAAGTTGAACATCACCACCTGTGATAAACCTTGCAGTAAAATCAGTGTCAGTTGCGTCTTTAAAGTTTATGTTAGTTGCTTGAAATACAAGGCTTTCAGCCCCAGACTCTTTGATGATACTTTTTGATCCGTCGCTATAAATCTCTAGGTCGCTGCCAGCACCGAAGATGGCTTTGTTGTTATCACCGAACGTCATATCGCCGTCAACGTCTACGGCGTCTAAATTAGCAGTACCAACTAAAGTAGTAGTACCTGTGACAATTAAGCTGTCAGCACTTTCGTCCCACAATAGGCTTTTACCTGTGGTAGCACCAAAGAATTTAACGTCGTAACCCGTGTCGTCTACACCTACTGTTACTGCTCCGTCTGCTTGTACAGTACCATTAATGTCTAAGTTTGTAAATACTGAAGTCCCAGTAAACGTGGGAGCTGCAGAGTCTGCTTTGGTTGCAATTGCTGTTGAAATGTTGTCGAACTCAGTTTCAAACTCAGTTCCTTTAATAATTTTGCCGCTGTCACCTGAAGGTAAAGTATCCTTTGCGGCAAAGTCAACGGTTTTGGTGTAATTACTCATGGTCTATCCTCTGATATTGACTACTATGCTGCCCGAGGTGTGAGAGGGCTAAAAAAGAAAAAGGGGGCCTGTGAAGACCCCCTTAGAGTTCTTAGGCAGAAGGAACTGCAAGAACGAAACCAGCTTCAGGACGGTATACTTCAACACCGTACAGGCAGTCAGCCGTGAACAGAGTTGACAAGTATTCCTGCTTGTACTGGGTTTGTGAACGTACTGACAACTGCTCTGCGAGAACAATAGCGTCTCGATGGAAGAGCATAGCAGCACGAGTGTCTACAGAGGAAGCAGTGTTATCACCAGCAGCTTCGATAGTTGCACAGTTAGCAGAGACATATACGTCTACTCCGTACAAGTTACCGATTAAGCCAGACTCAACACCACGACCGCCTACGAAGTCAGAAGACACGTAACGGTCAATCCCCATGATAGCATTTCGAGTAGCAGGAGGAATAACAAGTACACGATTTTCCATCGGTACATTGTTGTCGTCCAACTTCTGAATCATGTCACGGAAGAAAGCATCAGTGAAGTCATCACCAGCAACAAGAGTGTCGTCAGTGTACTGAGTCGTCGTACCGGCGTCGTTGAAGAAACAGCCAGTGTGCTGATAGTCAGTAGGAGCTACTGAACCAGAGAACACAACTGCACCACCGTTGCCGAAACCAGTACCACAAGAGTGGAGATCAGCGTCGATCTTAGTAGCCAAAGCGTAACCAGCGTCTTCAGTGTAAAACTGACGGAGGCTGTTTAAAGCTTGGACTTCAACGATGTCTTCGATGAGACGTGAGTACTCAAAGTGACGATCGATGTCAACAGTCAGTTCGCCTTCAGTGTTAGCAATGATAGTAACTGCAGTATCGGCAGCCTTAGCATTTGCGTCACCACGGATGGGCTTAGGAATGTGAAGTTTGTCACCTTTCTTGCCATTCATGCTAATCTTTTTAACAAGAGGGGCCATTTTCAGGTTTTTTTGGTAAGCAGCGATGATCTCGTCACTCCAGATTTCTGGAATAAAAGTAGCCGCTTCTGTCTTTGCAGTGTTGCCCCCTGCACCGGGATATGTAGCAGTAGCCATGTCAATCTCCTTTTAGATTATTTGACTCGACCCTCCGCGTATGCTTTCAGTATCTCTTCTGATAAAGCTTGGTAACGCTCTGGGTCTGTTTTCATTAGTTTAATAATGTCGGCCCTGCGATATACTTTTCTACGACTTACTTCAGAACTACCCTGTGCTCCGCCTGTGTTAGCTGCCTTAAGTTGTTGCTTACGTGCTTGTTTCTCAACTTGCACTGTCTGCTCCGCTACTGTCTTACGCTCCTTCCAGAGTGAAAACAGTTCGTCTGCAGCATCAGCATTGTACTGTTGGTCAGCTTCTACAAACAACTGAGTCCTAATCTTTGAAGCCTTAATCCAATCAGCAAACTTAGGGTCCTTAAGGATATCCTGCATTTCTGGGTGTTTGCCATTAAGCAAGGCCAGAGACGCTTGTTTTTTGTACTGAGTGGAGTACTCTTGTGCTTCTCTAATTTTAGGGTGGTTCTCAATAGCACGATTAACGGCTGCTTGAGGGTCTGTAAAATAGTCTATATCGTCTTCAGGCTCAACGTATTGTTGAGGTGCTTGTTGTTGTGGTTGACTTGTAATAAAGTCATCTACAACCTTACGAAGTTCCCCTACTTCTGAGGACTGACGACCTAAAAGCTTCTCAGCTTCTTGGTGCATCTGCACTACTTCTTCTAAGGACTTATTTTGGTACTTATCAGGTACTGTAGGGTTTTGTTGAGGTTGTTCAACTTCTTCTTGTAGTTGAGTCTCTACGGGTTCTTCGTTTTCTAGGGTATCTGCAGTTTCCTCTTCAGGCTGCATATCCACCAGTGTTGCTCTAGACATAATTAAACTCCGTGAACTTAGTCATTATGGAGATTGAGTTTTTTTGCCTGCTTGTTCGTGTTCTTTTACCCACTTCATGTGTCTACCGGGGAAGTCCCCAGTGTGTCCATCAAGTATAAAAGCCGGGGCAGACACCATTTTTGTAGCACTAGCACCGCAATTGCACCTACTCTCAGCAGTGCTAGAGGCTACGAACTTTTCGTATACGTGTCCATTTTCACAACGGAAGTCGTATACTTTAATCATCTACTTCTTCTTCTTCTGCTTGTTCTCTAGCTACTGTAATTGTTGCTTCTAAGTTAATTACAGAAGCTAAAGCAGCAACTTGGCCTTTGCGAAAGAAGAGATCTTCGGTATCTTTAACTGACTGAATGTCAGCTAATTTAGTTGCATTTGAGGATAGCTCTTGAACGAGTTGTTTGAAACCTTCGTGATTGAAGAGTTTGTTGTAGTTGTCAAAGTAAGTTTCAAGCTCGGGTGTCATAAGTTTCCTTTAGTTAATACTACAGTTATAGTATAGCATATTTTTAGGTTAAAGTCAAGAAGTATTTAGTAGCCCTTTTTCATTGGCTTCTTCTTCTTTTTAGCTGCTTTCTTAGCCGCTGCAACTCCAGTTTTGGTGTACGGGTACTTAACTCCTGCTACTTTTGGCATTACCATTTCTCCTTGTTGGCCCAATAAGCCGCTGACATCTTACCTTTTGCAATATTCTTTGCATGGCGAGCCTTAAATGATTTGCGTCTGGCTTTGTCTTTCTCAGACTTAGGGGCTGCACCCGCACCGCTAACTCCTTGTTGTCCAAACCTAATGGTTTTAATCTCGTCACCTTCTTTGGCAACTACTACGTGCGACTTAGTAGGATGACTAGGAGTCCTCTTTGGTTTGTTGAACCCGCTTACTCCCGCCCTTGTTAGTCTTGGGTCCTTCTCCTTTGCCATTGGAAAGCTCCTCTACTTTTAGTTCTAAGTTTTTAATCTGTTGCCACTTGTCTTCAAATTGTTTGTCAATGTGTTTTAGGAGAACACTTAGTTCTTTGTCCGTTAGCATGATTATCCTCTTGGTTGTTAAATTGCAAGCCACTCTTTAAATTCTTGGATGTACACTAGGTGTATCGTGGTGTCGTCTTGTTCTACAATAATACTACCAAGTCCAAATTCATCTACGTTGTACTGGGCTATGTCGTAGTAAGACGTGTTGACAATGTTAATCTTACCTACGATGTCAATCCTGTCATCAGTACGACAATTGATGATAACGGTCTCTCGGTTCTGCGGGTGCTCTCTTAAGTGAACCACGACACCAGAAGTAACCTTTAGGATCTCAGAGCCGCCTGTGGTG